AGGGCAAATCCATCGTCCGCGCATAGAGTCTGTTTAACCTCTGGGCCTCTTGGGATGTTTTGAATTTGAAGTCCGCACCAATAATGGTGCTCTTTACTAGCCAACCTTCCTGTGTCTGTTCCATGAGGATTGAGTGCGTACAGAATGCGGCCTCGGTATTCTTTTGCTCCGCCTTCTCCTGCATGGATACCACTGGTTTTTGCATCATCATCTGTCCTTAGATAAGTGGTTCGTAGTTTACGCAAGCCTCTGACTTCCAGAACTTGGCCGAGGATACGAGCATTGAGGGGGTGTCGAAGGGATGCTTTGGCAATGTCTTTCTCATTGGTTGTGAGAATGTCTTTACAACCTAGCGCATGGATCAGTTGCTTGACTTGGACAGGGCTGCCGGGGTTGAAGTTAGATGCGCCTACCATGCGACGGAGAGAGGTTAGTGCAGTCTCTTCTTTCGCTTCTACATCGGCTCTGGCAGCAACCAATCTCTCTGCATCTCTTTTCAGTCCTGTCATCTCAGCAAGCAAGCATGGGAATACCAGAGGGAATTCTAGTGTATAGTTGTGTCTTGCCCAGTCTGGTGCGGATAGCATCCAGGAAATCCAGACATTTGCTGTAGCCCAGGAATCAAGTGCATTGTACTTATAGTACTCAAAAAGGTCATTTGTCTTTGCGAGATCTTTCCAATATACCACCTTTCGTAGGAAGAAGGCATTAAGGAAAGCAAGATCCTTTGGTAGCTCGGAATAGTATGAGTGCATAAGATGCGCAGTATCCCAGAGCCAGTTTCTAACTGGTGCATTATATCGTAGGAGGTACGTGTTGTCATACTTACCATTCTGAAAGATCTTGGCTGCGGGAGTATCGTTAAGGCGACGCATCCATGCTAGAGCCCAGGTAGAATCGAGAGGGAGGACCACAGACTCAGAGGCGATGGATGTAGATGTGACATAGAGACATGTGTAACTTATGCAACGGATTGCAAGGTTAGCTTTTGTGGTTTCAATATCTATTGCGATCGCATAAGCTCCCAATGCGCGCTGATAGAACTGATCTGCATTCGAGGCATCTAACAGTGTCCATGAAAACTGTGTGGCCTCGATCCAGGAATCAGCAGCTACCAGCTTACTTATGTATCTGGCTGTGAGAAACTTACCATATGTGACTGTGAGTAGTTGAGCCAGAGGGTCCACGAAAACAATATCAATTCCGGCATGGGTAAATAAAGACCCAGCATAATTAGACAGTTTCGGATCACCATTGATAGTTCCTTGGCGTTCGAGAAGTTTGGAGAGAAGAGAGGTTCTGGTGGTGACTACTTTAGTTACTTGTCGCTTGGCACAATAGGTTTCCAGATGAACAAGCAAATCTATCGGATCTGTGGTGACATAAGTATTCCAACCATTGAACATTCCCTTGAGGTGAGGGATGTATTCTGTGTCATCGTAGGAACCGATGAATGCTGCGGCAGGGCCAGAGTTGGATTTGGTGGGTTGGGATTGGGTGGATTGAGGGTTGGCAGACCTACCTTTGCGAATCTGCTCCATGAGTTTAGAAATTGCTGAGGTTGTCATAGTTGTAGTTTGTATGGGAGTCTGTGAAGAGCTAACTAGAAAGCCCACCAAGGCTTGTGACCGAGGTAGGCTCTGGGATTAGATCTTATGGATCAGGGCTGGATCAGAGAACTGCAATCTCAACCATATCGGTGTACTGCTGCGTCTTCTCTTTGTTCGTGCGCACCTTGGTAACGATCATGATTTCCAGATTGTTAACATGTGCGATCAGTTCACGAGGGGTAGAGCCGCCGAACTTTTCTGCAACTGCTTGCAGGACTTTCTTGAAATTACCTTGACCGATCGGATTGTCGAGCAGAAACAGGATCGAAGTCTTGGCACCTGCAACCAGCGGAGTGTCTGCTTCATTTGCCAGCTCTTGAGTCTCTTTCGCTACCAGATTGAGTTCGTAACCAGGATGATTATTCACTCGGGTCTTGGGATCGGTAGCTTTGTCAACCAGAGTTGCAATGCAGATGTGGGCACCGGCAGGGAAAGGCTTGAATTCAGGGATGTCAGCCAGATCGTCAAGCGTGCCATCGAGAAGGGAGTCGAGATTGAAGTTGGTATCGGACATGATTTAGGCTTTCTTGGGAAGATTAGAAACAAGTTCAGTCGAGTTGTTGGGGATGTTACGCAGAGTGAGAATTGCAAGAACATTCCAGGCAGCATGTGACAGATGTGAAATACCTGTCTGTTCATCTACTGATCCGGGTGTCTGCATATCTGCAAGTAGATGTCTTAGTAGTGCTTCATAGTACCTTTCTTTGCCATTGGGAACTGAGAGCCAGCCATGCTTGGTGTATTTGTTTGCACCAAATGTACCTACCTTAGTTACTTCTAGGAGGGCTGGAGTGAATGCGGATAGAACTGTGAATGGAAGTTGTTTGTTTGCGTCTAGCTTAGCTCCTGGGGAATGTTGAGGAATTTGGTATGGGTCGGATTCTGAGAATTGGGGCATGTCCATCTCATTTCTTTCCTACTGCCAACTTTGCTCGCATCGCAGCCAGCGTATCGACAGCTTTAGTTGCAGGAGTTTCGGCAGTCATCGGATTGATTACTACTTTCTCTCCTGTGAAGATTGGGATGAGGGATGGATTAGCTGCTGATTCCAGGGAAGATCCGGATCTAGATCCAGTAAGGATGTTTCCAGAATATATAGTGGAAGATCCAACGACGTGCTTACGATTCTTAACCTCACAGTAGCAGACTTCGTCGAAATACTTTGCGGTGTTTCTAGAGAAGTTTCTTGTTCCTGCCGTAGGTACAAGTTTGTTCTTACCATCTTCCATCTCTACTTCTGTCTCATGTGAGATACAAACAATATGGAATGGTGCTTGCTGGACATGAGACAAGAATGTGTCCATCAGCTTGCCTAAGTTACCCCAATCATCATAATTTAGTTTGTAATCTTCTGGCTGCGTCTTGGTAATGTGTGCGATTGCAGAGTTGGTAAGCTGAGTTAGAGAGTCAAATACCACAACAGTATCGAGAGGAAGACTGTTAAGTACAAGATCCGTAAACGGGAGAGAATCTTTCTTGCAGATTGGGCATCCAACTTTTCCGTGTGCTTCACAAATAGATACCGGTGTGCCTTTGATTACCTTGAGACAGGTTTCGATTGCGACTGGATAGGATCTGGTGTCGGGGAGGGAGATAAGTTCGATACGCTCTTGCTGTTCTAGGGGGAGTTTGAGCAGAGTGTCTGCACCGTTTTCCAGATCAAACCAGATGAGATTGAATTGGGAAGATAGATCACCAGCGAGCTGTGTTTTGCCGGATTTTGGAGGACCGAATAGGAGTACATGATGGGATTTTGATGCTTGCTTTTGGGAGAGTTTCATCGGAATTCCTTTAGCTCTGCTCTATATACTGTTTCGACGGAGGATCTTGCGATAAGTTTTACTACAAGAAATGTACCTGTCTTGTAATCAGACACACACCTAAGCACTTCGATGCGCTCTAAGACCGCTTTATAGTCTGCAAAACTTTCTTGAATTAGCTTGCCGTCAAAGATAAGCCCGAAAGCAGGGAATGGTTTCTGATGATTAGTTCCATCTGTAGCATAGGTCATTCCGATCCTACCTTTCTAAATTGTGCATCCAATAGTTGTTCCAAGCTGAGTTCGATCTGATATTCTGTCGTGTCTACTTCTGCAGGAGTGCATGGTTTGGTGAGATAATCTGTACTCAATGTGCAAACATTTAGATACTCACACTCTCGATAGAAACTGTAACAGCTTTCTCCCCTCATCGGATAAATCTCAGCTTCTTCATACATCTTGATTGTCTCGATGTCAAGAAGCAATTCTCGAATCCAAAGTGCTCGTTGCAGATATGTTTTTGTAAAAGGAATTGGTGTGTATTCTTGAGAGCCGGTCTGGTAGACTAGATAGAGAACTTTGTAAGAAGAAAGAGCTGGAAACAATACATCGAGAACAACACTATAGCCAATAGCTTGAGAAGAATTTTTATAAGTCGCTGGGTTGAGAGTGGTTGATCCTGTAGTTTTGCATTCGAGGACCAGGATTTCTCCGGATACCTTATGTCGCAATACAGCATCAACAAAACCACGCAAACGAAAACCATCAGGAAAGTTAATGACAAAAGATAGTTCAGTTGCAGGCTTGTCATGATAATACACCAGTTCGTAGTCTTGCAGGAATCCGGATTGGAGTAATGATGCTAGGCGTTGGTATGCTGTAACTGCGCCATAGATTGACTTCTTTGCTTTGGTATCAACTGAGGCAAAATCGGTATGCCAACCCACGAAAATTTGCCACAATATCTGATCTTCAGATCTACCTTCCAAAGCAGAAGCTATCGCCTCACCGACAACATGACCGAATGCAAACGTGACTGTAGACTTTTCGGAATCTGCGGTTCTGTGGGTTGTTCTGAGTCGATTGAGTTGAAACTTTCTAGGACAGGAATGTAGGGAGAGGAGGCTGGAATAGGATAGTTGTCTGATCCTATAATCGACATTGCCACTATATCCTGGTTCGATATAAGGAGTTGTGTCAGATTCTCCTGCAGTGGCTTCTTCAGGTCCGGCAGTACTAGAGCTGTCAGTTGCCAGACTGCATAAAAATGTATCGAGATTAAACTCTGTGGTAGACATTGTATGTATGCCTGAATTAGTGGAGGATGTATGTAGGATGTGCTGGGTATTAAGTATTCTGGAATTAACCAATCTCTGAGTAACTTGTACTTTGTGTAAGGTAGTTTAGACTTGATGAATTGGTAGGCTAAACTGGTGAGGACTTGTTCGTCAGTTTGTGTTGACATACCATCGCAAACCTAGAATGCGTCTGCACCAAGCTTCTTAATCTTCGCATCGACAGACTTAGCTTTTGTGGGAGATTTGGTAGCTGATGCTGCGAACTCTACGCCAGTCTGGAGCTTGAGGCCAGATACGATGATTGCGATTTCTTCCTCAGAGGCCAGAGTTACATTCTCTGGTTGCGCTCGCAAGGCTGTGTGGATTTCTCGGAGAAGGATTGGAATGCGAGGATGTTGGGAAAGAATTGCTTCTTGCAGAGATTGGACAGACTGTTGGAGTTGGAGAGGGAGATTGGATTGGGAGGATTGGTTGGTCATGATTAGTATACCTCAGGAATATTGTCATCATCTTTGTGCGCAGGCAATTCTTCACCGCGCTCCCAATCTGTACTTATTCCTTTCTGCCCAGCGATCCATTCTGTAATCATCATCCAGGATTTACCAGGCTCATCAGACCAAAACATCTTGGAGCATTGGGAGATTGGAAACCATTGGGCAGTCAGAGGTTGAGGCAGAACTGTATCACGGATCGCTATAACTTTGAATAGAACTGCTTTCTCTGATTCTCGTACTTTGTCGCCGTGGATTGTGATGTATGCTGTGGATGGTAGAGGTCTGGTCATTAAAAATCCTCAGATGTTAATGAAAATCGCAACCTAAAAGTTACGATACTGTTATCACGAAACGATACCAGTGTGGCTACCTTTGGCTCGATTCGGATCTTATAGCCTACATCCATCCACTTCTCCTTTTTTACCGCTTTGATGATTCTAAGATGGTGTGGGCGGGGAGCAGAGATCCTGACACCTTTATTTGTGGCATCCTCAATAGATAAAGATTTGAGTTGCTCCCAGATTTGGGAATAAAGGCGGGACATGAAAGATTGGTTGTGTTATTGTGTCTGGACTCAGGAGGTAAGTGCAGAAACAATAAGTGGACAGTTTAACGTCATGTCCAGGACGCTTGGCCTACCTAGTACACTCCGACATGAAACTAGGTAAGACAGAGAGGGAAGGTTAGGAGATCAGAGATTCGCAACCAACTGTGCAACATCATCCGACTTCAGATAGTTGTCGCACTTCTGGATCAGCATGTCGAGAATTTCCTGATGCTGTTCGCCATTCTTGGTATGGCCAATGAACAGGGTCAGTTGTTCCTTCAGCTTTTCCAGAGACTTCTTGTCGGTCTTGATCTGAGCAAACTTCTTCTTGTAAACAATGCAAGCATTGCCAACTGCTTCGACAGACTTCCCGGTGATGCCAGGCATGATCTGGATATATTCCGTAGTGAAAGCAGTCCAGGCTTCTTCGCTGATAGCAGAGCTACGACGATCGGCTTGAGGCTGATTGGCAATCGCTTCCCAAGTAAACTTGTTCCAATCAATGGTTTCTTGCGAAGCCTTCTCATTGTCAGAAACTTCAGCTTGCAAAGATGCACGGATGATATTGTATGCAGCTTCTTGCAGAAGTTCCAGTTGCTTACCGCCAGCTTCGAGGATAGCAACAAAACCTTCGACAGAAGGAATGCCTGCCTTCAGTTCAACTGCCGGACGCTGATTGCCAAATTCATCTTTCTTGAAACGGAACTTGAAGTCTTTTACATCGACAAGCTTGTTGAAGTTGGGGTTGATTGCGGTGGTTTCGGTCATGGTTAGATCCAGAGAGTTTAGAAAAAAGGAAGGGTTTTAGGGAAACATCGGCCGGGAGTTTGTAGCCGATGGTCCACTGTACACGAGGTCGGGGCGGATGTCAAGGGGCCGCCGGCAGCTTAACTAAAACAGATTGAATCTAGGGCGACCCCAGGGGCTTAGTTAGATGATCTATTTAGGTAACTGTGCTACTTTTTGCATAAACGATTCTGAGTAGATAACTTGATTGTTTAGTGGTTTGATTGCTGCTCTGCGTGATCCTCCTATAAGTTCGTAAGGGATACCATTGAACCAACAATAGAATGCTGAGTGTGGATCTTGGCCCAGTTTCATGGCTTCTAGAAGAATTGATTCATGGGCTTCTAGGGAGTACACAGGTAAGTTAGACATTACAGTTCCTCTGCATACATAAAAGTTGCTCCTAATTTTGTTGCTAACTTTTCGCACACTTCCGTTAGAGTGGCAGAAGATTTGTCATCTTCGGCTACTTCTATGCGAAAAAATAGACTGTCTATAATAAAATAGCATTTGTGCCAGACCATGATTACTTATCCTTCAAGTGTATAACCTTCTTCAATCTTGCCCATAAAGTGGCGGGCTTTCTCTTCCAATGTGTTACCTTTGACTCGTTGCGATGCAATTCCTTTGATGAAATGATCTGGTTCGCAGATGATATAGAGTTCTTCGCGTGCTCTAGTTACAGCAGTATAAAGAAGCTCTCTAGAAATCATTGTGTTATGAGACTGATGAAGGACTAAAAATACTTTCTTTGCTTCAGATCCTTGAAACTTATGAACTGTCATACTATATGCTAGTTGCAGAGAATTCAAGTCACCGGCAGATTCCACCTGTACTTCAGTATCAGAATCTAGCATCTTAAGTGTGACAATGTGCGATGCTTTCTTTACCCTATCTTCACCTGTTTCTGATGCTGCAACTTGGGCAAGCATAAGATCAATGTCGCCATCTGCTGCGGTCGATTCTGAGGCATGAAATGTAGGATCAAATCCCCAGTAATCTAGAGTTGTTGAGGATGAGGTAGGTTGCGCACCATAGTAGGTTGGATTGGGACTGATGTTGGTGACTATCGCATCCTCCTTGTCATAGAGAACTTTGTCTCCTACTGATAGATGGAGCTTGTTGAATCCTGCAATGATCTGGTAGGTTAGAGCATTACGGGATCTGGCAATCCGATTTGCAATGATTTTGTTCAGCTCATCTGTACCAAACGCTTTGTTAAATGGTAGCAAGATTACATCCTCTTCTGGATTGTATGCACCATTGTTTAGGGCAGCGATAAAGAAATGACCGGCAGTGTGGAGAGCATCTTCCCAAGAGATCTTTTTCTTCCAAGGATGGATGGTAAGTTGGTCTGCACGTTTCCAGGCAGGAAAGTCGGATACAGGGAGAGGAGAGGCAGATAGGATTCGGTGAGCTAGAGAGATGATCGGAGATTCCAGAGCCTGCCGGTAAACTTCTGTCAGTTCCACAACTGGCAGACTGAGCAGTTTGAAACCTAGGATAGCTGGCCCAAATACTGGTGGGAGCTGTTGAATATCGCCCAGGAAAATTTCTTGTACTTGGTGAGATAGCGCATTCTGTACTTGTTTGTACAAATCTACAGAGAGCATGGAAGATTCTTCGTAGATGATTGTACGGATAGATTCTGGAAGAGGATTGGAAGAGTTACGGGTGGCTTCAAATTTCATTGTGGTTTTGAGATCACCAGTAGTAGGGTCCACAACATCATAATAGACAGGTTGGTATTCTAGCAGCTTATGGATAGTGATACAGTTTGCTTGCAGATCTGCTGGCAAGTTACGACGAATGTTTGCGACTGCGCGGCGAGTATAAGCACAGATAATAACACCTGGAACTTCTCCTGCAGGTAGATGTTTGTGAGAGCCTGCAGATAGTATGCCTGCTTTACCTGATTGGATTAGAGCTTGGACAACTCCTTTCTGGCAGGTTGTTTTACCTGTTCCTGCTGCACCTATGAGGACAGCAGAGCGAGCTTCTACACCTGCAATCTGGATAAAAGATGATTGTGCAGAATTATAAGTGATGTGGTTACCATATTTGTCTGTTGTGTGGGAGGTTAGGGATGCAGAAAGAGTTGGCGTAGAGATATTAGTTTCGGTGGGTGAGGTCGATGATACACCGCTCGTTCGCTCACACTCACTCGCTCTCGCGGATACCATACTTTGAACAGATTTCTGTGCCCTTAGTTTGGCAACTATTTCTGCTAGTCTGGTTGGATTGATTGTTTGTTGAGTCATGATATGTTAACTGATGATGTTAGATTCGCTGCGCATAAACTCTGGCACAGTCCTACCTTTATAACTCATGCCTACACCTTTTGTCAAGTGCCACTGCCGATGTTTCCATTGGTAGTATTGTTGATATTTTTCTGTTTCGGACATTGAGGTTTTGTATTTTATCCAGGCAGGCATTGCTAGAGCTGCGGATGTATGAGCGATGGCAGATGCTTGGGGATAATCGTAATCTAGAACATCTTTGATCTGAATTACAGTATCCATAGAGGAATGGGGATTCATACCTACAGACATTCTTTCAGATTCTAGAGCATAACACAGTTCGATTAGCCATCGCATATTGTGGACAGATTGGCATGTCCATTGAGTACAAGGATGTCCTTGATAAGCTGGTTTGTATAAGTCTGGAACATGGATTGGATCTAGACCTATGGAATGGTAGGCTGTAGAAAGGAGTTGAGCCGACTCCAAGACCATCTTGGATAGGTGTTGATTGCAATGGTAGTTTGCTGCAATCAGAGGATTTGGGTCGAGGTAAAAGATGTTCATTTTCCTGCTCCTTTAAGATACTTCTGAGCCATATCGTATTTCAGTTTAGCTTTCATATACTCGAATTTGCTAGGATACTGCTCTGGTCTAGGTAGTTCTGTCGGGGCAGCAGAAACAAGTGCTCTAATGTTACCATCTTCCACACTGTCATTGGTTCCTAGGATTTGGAATGTGGTTGCAGAAAGATCTAGGTCACCAAAGCCTAGGAAATTCTTCTGTTTCTCTAAGGCAGTGCGGAGGATGCGAAAGAGTTCATGGGTGAAAATGGTTCCTAGGGATAGTTCGGACTCGCAATGTTCCAGAATCTTACGGATATCATCTCGATTGATGGAGAAAAGAGATTCTTGTCTGGCACACTTGATTATGATCCAGGTCCATTTCTCTCGTAGAGTACAGACTAGACCAGTAGCAGGATGATGGGTTGTCATTGTTTCAGGAAAATCTGCTGCTACTGCTGCCCAGTCTGCTAGTTGGGAAGCATAGGAAGATGCAGATTTGTGAGGATTCTTGATGAGACGAGATAAGGTGGCTTCTCGCTGGACAAGTTTCTTAGTGTCGTAATCTCGGGAGACACCTGATAGGAAATCTGCATAACAATCTGCCCAATTATCTATCCAGAATGATACATTATCTAGATCACGGGTAGCTTCTGAGATAATGTAGGTTGGGAAGATTACTGCGGGGTTGGATACTGTGTTGAGTTTAGAAATAACTCTAAACAGTTTCTCCATATTTTGGGCAATTATGGCTGGGGTTCGCTCAGATCGGATAGCAGGGGTTCGGAAAGTTACTCGATCAGAGGAATTAAGAGCAGCAAGGAAGAGAAGATAAGAATCTGTAGGTGTTAGTTCACCAGCAGACCATTTAGCAAGATATGGTATGAGTTTGCGTTGGGGTAGGTAGAAGATTGGATGGCAAGCTTCGCGAGAGTATAGGGAAGCTGGGAAGTGTTCGCAGGAGAATTCGATTGAGGAATAAGAACATAGTATGCGCATGATGATAGTTACCTCTTAGGGTTTATCGTGCTAGGTTGAGGATGGCAGAAATACCATCCCACAAGATCACTAGAATACAGACCTAATGATCTTGTAGAAGATATTTAGGATTGCGCAGGTTTTGGCTGTACCATCCATACCCTACCATCGTAAGTACGGATACAATCTGGATAGTTGAAAACTACGGTATGATGTCGATTGGGGGATTCTCCGATTGATTGGATGGTATGTGAGATAAGATCGGGAGAGGAAGGAATGGGAGAGATAGGATTGTTAGGTGTGGTCATGACAGAATATACTCCAGGTTTGTGATAGGAAAGAAAAAAGAATCTGGATTGTTTGGGTCTGATTTTGATATCAGTTCTTCAGGTTGAAATGATGATAAGCAAGGATTGTCTGTAAACTCAGATGCGCACCGTACCTTACCATCTACTTCCCAGTAGAATAGTTCATTCCAGATGTTAAAATATACTGTTGGTTCAGTAAGCACTGTCATATTTATGCTCCAGGGATAGTAAGTCTAAGATGTTCTAGCCATTCTACAAGGATATAACAACACAGAACTGCTAATGCTGCCACTATTGGGTAGAGATGGTAAGATAAGATTCTGAGGCGACGACGAAATCGTAAAGATGTAGTTAGTTTTGCTCTCCTGTAAATAGATAGGGATGGGAGTTTAGAGTTTCGCTGCATATTCTGCTTCCTCCTCTACACTCATTAGATCATTCTCATATCTGTATTCCTGCGCTCTGGAGATTTCTAGAGCAGAGCATGAGGAAGGATCAGATACATATTTACGATAAGCATCTAATCGAATCTCTCCTAGGCTTCTGGGTGTGGGAGAATCATCTAGTTCTAGTTTTTCTGCCATAGTTTTAGCAGGTTGATAAGCTGGAGATAGATGCTCATTAGAGATTTTGAAAGAACAGATTTCTAGTTTTCGTATGAGGCGGATATGAGATTCGATTGGATTTGATTTGAGTGCAGTAAGGAGAGTGGAAATTTCGGATGCAGTGAGATAAGGGCGGAATGTAGGTTCAGGCATGATAGATAGATGCTCCTATAAGTTAGAGAGAAAAAGAAACTAAACAACAGCGATGGGTTATGGGCAGAGTGCCCGACTGTCTAACAGACTAACAGACTAACACCCCCCTATGCCCCATGTCAAGGGCACCTCTGGGGCCAACTAAGATACCCTTCAATACCATACATACCATGAGATTGGTAATATACATGAGGATTGGTAAAGTATGTCTAGTTACCAATTCAGGGGGAGTTTAGTTTCCCGCCCCCTATATCTTACGGTATATATAAGGGTATTAAAAATTATAGAGAAAAGATACTATACTATATTTCTAATATACCCTATGGTAGTTATATAGGCTCTGCATGGTAGGAGAGTGTATATAACTAGCATGGATGATGCTAGATTCGGGGTAGAGGGTGGGGGTGGGGGTGGGTAGGGGGCGGTTAGTCTGTTAGTCTGTTAGTCACTTAGGCTAACTGCCTGTCTGCCTGACTGCCTAAGGGTCTGCCGGGTCAAAGTTATAGCTTTTTGTTTACCAAACACAAACACCCGCACTAGGCGGGTATCTGTAGATTGTGAGAGCCTGTTAGGGTCTGGCGCTGATCGGGCGACAATCGCATTCCTTTACATTGAAGTCCCAGTTAGCCCTTGCCAGTTCCAATATTTCCTCATTCGTTGCATTATTCATGCTTACAGTTAGCTTGAATTGCATTCCATTCTTGATCTCGAACCACATCTCATAGGACAAGTTAGCACGAATGTCGGCCATAGTATCTTCCACTAATCAATGCAATATTGCATCCGATAACCCACTAGACTATTCCAATGGGTTATCAGGACAATATCGGGATCAAATCTCCAACAATGCAGCCATGTCTGGTTTTGCTTCCATTACCTTAACCTTTGCTTCCAGTTTCCTACTTACATCATCATCGACCGATGCAATCTCGATTGCCCTTCGCACTCCGTTAATCTGTTGTGGCGTCAACCTTGCTTTCTTATCTGTCCATTGTGCAGCATCGACCACTAGCGCTTTGTATCCTGCAAGATGCTTGCGAATCTGTACCATCTGTGCATCTGTCAGATCCTCAAACCCAAGCTTCTGTGCAATGACTACTGTGAGGTTCTCCGCCACTTGCGCATCGAACCATGCACCGACCAATTCACCAGTCAATCGGCCACCAGCAGCGACCGCAGAGAGATAGGCACAGCATGCAGCAACAGAGATATCATCATCACTCACTGTGGTCAGTGTGCCATCCGATCCTTCGTACAGGCTCCGAACTACTCCATCCTGCGCTTGCTCGATCAATGCCAGAATATGCGGAGTGAGCATGGAGATAGTATCTGGCGTCAGTATTTCCGCAGTAACTGGTGGCAACGATACACACACACTGGGATACTTAGCTGGGGTTTTATCTGTATTCTTATATCCTACCTTGCACAATCTTTGCCCACTCAGGGGTTTAGATGTTCCGGACACGAATGCGGATACTTGGTGACGATTCGAGATATTGGACATGGTATGGTTCCGATCTATAGTTTAGGTAATATATACTATCTAAGTTTCGAGTGTAAATAAGTGATGTTTTGGGGCTATATTCTCCAATGATTAGGGGGCTTGAAAATTTGTAACTAGCCTCTAGTCTACCCCATGCCCCAACTAATGTCAACAGTTTTTGTGTAACAGTTTGTATCTTCTATCTATGTCATCCTTAGCTAATTCGTCAATCTCTGCTCGAACTAACTAAACCATAGTCTAGGCCATCCCATTAAAAATGTCTAGCACTGTTACAAACTGTTACACTTTTCCATCTTGGTGCATCTATCCCACATCAGTACTCACCAATCTAGTGCACGCACCATATCAGTGTATCAGTCTATGCTTATATAAGTATATGCGCAACTAGTGGGAGGGGTACGGGGCCTTTTTTGGTTTTCATTCGACTCTATTCCTATACCACCTCTCCAAAATTTCTAAAATTTTTTACAAAAAATTCCACCTACCCCCCAGTGACCCCAATGGTAACGTTCCCTCAGCCATCTTATTCTATCAACATGTCAGCTCCCCAAACATCCACCGATTCCTATCTTGCCGCGCAAACTACCGCGCGTACCAGAACTGCCACGGAATCGAGGGCATTGGAACTGCTTGGCCAAAACATCCATCCTTCACATGTTGCCGCAGCGCTAGGAGTCACAGAGGCTCTGATCTCCCAGTACCTTGCAGATCCGGAATTTGTTTCATCAGTTGCAGAACTGCGATTTAAGAATCTTGCTAAACACAACCAGCGAGACTTAGCATATGATGAGATGGAAGATGATCTATTAAAGAAACTTAAAACGTACAGTGAATTTCTTGTGGATCCGATGAAAATTGCTAGACTTCTGCAAGTAGTTAATTCTGCCAAACGTCGTGGATCCGCAGCGCCCGAATCTCTCATCCAAAAACAAGAAGTTATTTCTCTCACACTACCAATCCAAATCGTCAATCAATTTACAACCAATTCTGCTAACCAGGTAATTAAAGCTGGTGAACAAGAACTTGTTACAGTACAATCAGCCCAAATGTCCTCCCTGCTTACCAAACATCAATCAGTACCGAAACTACCTCCACCTGGATCTGTCCATCATGAGCCGTCCTCCCACTCCCCTGGAACTTAAGTTGTTGCAAAAAACTCTGGACGATGCCGCCCGAAAGGTGGTAGTGTCGCAGAAAGATAAAGAGCGCGCACTCGATCAGTTGCTGCGGATCCGAGTTATGATTGCACGGACGACGGCTAAATAACCCCATATCTTATGGCTTCCTGGAGAGATAAGTTAGGTCTCGATGACGATGATTCTAGCCCTGGCGACAAGTTTGCCATGGCAAATCTCCCCATTGTCGAATCCACAACCCAGGAAGCCAATGTCAAAACTGCAGAAGTCGAAACTCTCTGTCGCGAATCCCTCGACTTTCTTGCTGCGATCGCAATTCCAACAGTCTTTCGCTACTTCTTCCCCCCAGTTTTCAAAGCAATCTGGACTTGGCTCATCTCTTTTGTCCATCGTACCCGCGATTTCTCCCAATTAGCTATCGGTTTGCCTCGTGGTTTCGGCAAAACAATGCTAATCAAGATCTTTGTTCTCTATTGCATCCTCTTTACTCGCAAGCAATTCATTCTCGTAACTTGTGGTACCCTAGCTAAAGCAGTAAACATCATTACAGACATTATGAATATGCTCAATGAGCCGAATATTCGTAAGATCTTTGGTGATTGGAAGCTTGGTATCCAAACCGATCGGCAAGAACTCAAGCGATTCGGTTTCCGTGGCCGCAATATTATCCTCATGGGATTCGGTGTTGGTGGTGATGTTCGGGGAAT